GACGCGGAGAGTCCCGCTTTCCAACTAGACACGCGTCACTGGTAAAGTCGCTTCGCTTCGCTTGCCCCCACGCAAAACGCGACTTTGCTTGCGAACTGCGTGGAAAACCGTGACCGTGGCGGCCTATGGCAACGCAACAATCCCTCGACACGAGCCAGCTTGCGAAACTTGTGGGCACGAGTCCGCGCTGGATACAGAAACTCACCGCGGAAGGCGTGCTGGACCGCGCACGCGATGCAGACGGCACGGCCTTGCGCGGCCGCTACCCGCTCCGCGCCGTCACGCAGTACTGCGATCACCTGCGGGCGCTGGCCAAGCTCGACGACGCCAGCCAACAGCGCTACGAGGCCAGCCGCAACGCCAAGGTGGCTGCGGAAGCGGAGATGGCGCAGCTCCGGCTGATGGAATACAAGGGCACGCTGCACCGGTCCGAGCACGTGGAGTTCGTGATGACGCAGATGCTCACCGCGTTCAAGGCGCGGGCCATTGCCATACCGTCCCGCGTGGCGCGGCTGTGTGTAGGCAAGAAGTTCAAGGAAATCTTCTCGCTCATCATGACCGAGATCGAACTGGCGTTGCGCGAGTTGTCCGGCTACGACCGGTCCCGGTTCCAAGCAGAGTCCGCGGCGTACATGGCAGCGCAAGGCGTGGAGCTAACCAGCACCAATGGGCAAAGCGAAGCCATCCCTGTCGCCCCGTGAGAGCGTAGAAACGCAGCGGGCCTACGAAAACACCGAAGCGTTTCTCTGGTCGTTCACGTCACTGGTCCGGCCCCCGCCCAAGCTGCACCTGAGCGACTGGGCCGACCAGCACCGCGTGCTGTCAAGCGAGAGCAGCGCCGAACCGGGCCAGTGGATTACCGCCAAGGCGCCCTACGAGAAAGCGATCATGGACGCCATCAGCGACCCCTTCACGCCCAAGGTGGTGTGCCAGAAGGCCAGCCAGCTCGGTGTGACCGACGCGGCCATTCTCAACCCTGTGGGCTACTTCATCAGCGAAGACCCCTGCCCGATTCTGGTGGTCCAGCCGACGGTGGAACTGGCCGAGGCATTCTCTAGCGACCGGCTGGTGCCCATGCTGCGCGATTCCCCGCGCCTGCACGGCATCATCGCCGAGCCGCGCAGCCGCGACAGCGGCAACACGCTTCGGCGCAAGGCGTTCAAGGGCGGCCACGTCACGCTGGCCGGTGCCAACTCGCCTGCCAGTTTGTCCGGTCGACCGGTGCGCGTCCTGTTACTCGACGACGTGGACCGCTACCCCGCCAGCGCTGGCACCGAAGGCAACCCCTTGAACCTTGCCATTGCCCGGACCAGCGCCTTCTGGAATCGCAAGGTGGTCATCGTTAGTTCCCCTGGCATCAAGGGTGTAAGCCACGTGGAACGGGAGATGGCGCAGTCGACTTGCGAGCACTGGTATCTGCCCTGTCCGCGCTGCGGTTTCCTGCAGATTCTTTCGTGGGACCGGCTCCGGTTCAAAGACCTGACACACGGCTGCTTGGAATGTGAGGCGCACAGCGAGAAACACCAGTGGCTGGCAGGCCAAGGCGAGTGGCGCGCCCACCGGCCACTGGACGAACGCGGCAACGCGGTGGTGACGCGCGGGTTCTACCTCAGCGGCCTCTACAATCCGTGGATAGAGTGGGACATCCTGATCGACGAGTTCGTGCAGGCGGTCCGCGCCAACGAGGAAGGCGACATTGAACCGCTCAAGGCATTTCATAACACGCGGCTGGGGCGGCTGCACGAGGACACCGGCGACAAGGTGGACATCGATCTGTACCGCGAGCGCCGGGAGACTTACGCCAGCGAAGTGCCCGAGGGCGTGGTGGTCCTGACTGCTGGTGTCGACGTAGGCGATTACGGCATCAACTTCGAAGTGGTGGGCTGGGGCAAAGGCCGCGAGAGCTGGGGCATCGAGTACGGGCTGATCGACGGCGACCCGCGCGAGGCCGACGTATGGAAGATACTGGACAAGGCCGTGTTCCACCGGTTGTTCACGTGCGCTAACAACAGGAAGATGCGGGTCCGCAAGATGTGCGTGGACAGCGGGCACGCATCCGACTTCGTTTACTATTACACCAAACCCCGGCAGTCCCGGGCCATAGCTACCAAGGGCGAAGGCGGTCTTGGCAAGGCGTTCATCAAGTCGACTAACACCTTCACCAAGACCAACCGCGCCCGGCTGATCATCCTCGGCGTGGACAGCGGCAAGGAAGAGATCGTGAACCGGCTGCGCGTAGGCAAGCCAGGTCCCGGCTACTGCCACTTCCCTAAGCTGGCCAACGGCGAACCGGCGCGCGGCTACGACGAGGAATACTTCAAGGGGCTGACTGCGGAACGGCGCATCGTGAAAGCAAAGGACGGCTTCCGGACCTACCGGTGGGTGAAACTTCTCTCCCAGCGCAATGAACCGTTCGACTGCCGCAACTACGCGCTGGCTGGCGTAGCGCTGCCGTTTACCGGCATCAATCTGGAAACGATGGCGCCCGACTATTACACGTCCCACGAGGCGCGCGCCGACGCGGCACTGGGCTTCGGTGCGCAGAGCGGCCTGCTCGATCAGCAACCACCGGCACGGCGCACCGGCAGCGGGAACGACCAGTTCGGCGCACAGAACACGCCGCTCTACTGAAACTGTGGTATCTTGCTGTTTATGAAAACAAGCGCAGGACTCCGACGTTTTCGCGCTCGCGGCACACGCGGCGCAATCATGAAACCCTCGACGTTCAAGCGTATCGTCCGGTCAGCCAGGAGGCGTGGACTCAGCAAGGCAGCGGCTACCCGCGAGGCAGGCAGGGCCTACTGGAACGCCGCCAAGAGCAAGTTCCGGCGGCATACCTACAAAAACATCGCCGCACGCCGCAAGCGTTGAACACCAACTACCAGCCAGTAACACAATGCCGTGGACTAAGACCAATCGCCGGAACAGCCGTGGCCAACGTTTGTATCGCTCGCCATCCGGCAAGCTGTGGACGCATCGCCAGATCAGAGCTTACAAAGCCACCGGCGGGTTCAAGCGTTCCGTGCGCCGACGCAGGCATTGACTGCTCCGCGAGCCATTTGTTGTTTGACTAACAAGCGCGCTCGTCCACAGTCGGCCTAGCACAAGTTAGTCAAACCCTTAACAAACAACAAACCTTAGAAAGCTAAACTCAATGAGTAAATCAATCCTTGCAATCATCACCCACATCACAGCACGCCAAGATGGTAAGCCTTCGCATCCCATTGTGCTGCCACCGGACAGCACCACGCCACCTGGCATTTGGGGCGGCGCTGGCGAAGGCTGGCCCGAACATCCGATCGTCCTGCCGCCGGATGGCCCGCCACTTGTCATTTGGGGCGACATCAACGTGCCTACGCATCCCATTGTTATCCCGCCAAACCATACCCCAGTGCCACCGGAAGTCTGGCCACCGAGTGGCAAGCCAACACATCCCATCGCTCCGGGTGGTTCAACAGGGACGCCTACGCATCCCATCGCACCGGGTGGTGGGCCGAGTCATCCCATTGTTTTCCCGCCGGAGATTCAGCATCCCATTGTGATTCCGCCCGGGGTTGATCTGCCGGACAAGTTCACGGTGATCGTTTACCACGAAGAGAGCGGCAAGTGGGTAGCCGTTGACTTCGTGCCGGGTGGCAAGCCGCCAACGACCGGCGGTCCCAAGCATTAGGATTGCGCTTGAGTTGGCGCGTCGTTGCTTAATAGCGCGGCGCGCCGCCTCTCCAGCTTGCAGGTCTGCGCGCCAATCGGCCTGCCGCAGACCAGACAGCGCGGCCGGAAAACTTCGCGTGCCGTGGTAACCGGTTGTTCGGCTGGAACTGCCACCCCCTGTGCAGTCGCGCCGATTTGTTCGGCGTTCATGCCGACCTCTGCAAAGATTTTGTCGAGCGTCATGATGCTTCGGGTTTACTGTGCCCCGGCCCGTCCTGTCAAATGCGAACTCGGAAACATCTGCACAAGTGGCAGCGCCAGCGGCTGGAACACAAGCAGCGCTGCGAGCGGGTACAGCAACTGCGGGCGGAAGTGGACCGCCTCAACTGGATTATCGGGCGGCTGGACCCGCAGGAACATCACAGGGACGTGATTAAATTCACCGCCCGCATCCGGACGCTGGAACAGCGCATTCGCTACATCAACGCCGATTACGTCGACTAATCGCCCAAACCCACGAAAACCGGTCAAATCCACCACCAAAGGCCTCTAAAAACGCACCAGATTGCCCTGTATCGCGTTTTTACAAGGCGTCGGGTATCCGGACATGGCTGGCATCGCCCGACGCGCTCACGGGCAAATTCTGTTAACCTGAATTCATGATAACAAAACTGTCACGGTCTGAACGAGTTGTATGCCCGCACGACCTTGCCGGTCTCGCTGCTGGCCCACTGGCACAGCACGTTTGCCGCGATGCGGGTGCGGTAAACATTGGTCACCCGCTCGCGCTCCAGAAGCAAATCAACCACCGCCTTCGGCACCGTGATCTCGATGCGTTGATCACCGACGCGCGGACGGCCAACTGGACGCCTCGGATTCACCGCTCCGAATTTATACTCGTTTATTCCACCCACAAGTGTGCGTAGGATGCGAACTCAGAATGCCGAAGGCAAGTGTTAAAGATGATGTACCAATCGATCCGGATGAGCCGCCCATCGTTGAACCGCCTGTCGACCCCCTCAGCCCGTGGCCGATTCAAGGTGATGTAACCGTTCCTTTCACCTGCCCGTGGGCGCAGGATGGTCTGCGCAAAGCCATGGACGGCATGAGCGCTGCCAGCAGCGGTGTGTTTTCCTACGGTGTCGGCTCCCGCCGATTGCATTACAAGGACGCGCCGCAACAGGCCAAGGCGGTCGACTACTGGCAGAAGATGGTCGAGTACTACTGCGGCACCGAGGCGCTGCCACCAGCCATCACCGGCCGCGACACCGCCTTCCGCGTAATCAACCGGGACCTATGAACGCGCTGCTCGAGAAACGAAACGGAAACGGCCATGTGCCACGTGGAACATTGCTCGACGCCGACGGCAAAGTCATGCGATCCAGCGCGCAGGAGTTCCTCAACACAGTTTACCCCAGCTACTACGGCGGCTCGACCGGCTACGCGCAATACGGCGCCAACCTTTCCAAGAATTCCCTGGCCGGTTGGCTCTGGCGCGGCAGCGACGCCGACGGCGACATAGGTCTGAACATTCAAGTCTTGCGGGAGCGTTCCCGGGACGCCTTCATGGGGATACCAATGGCCTGCGGAGCCATCGAAACGTACGACACCAACGTGATCGGCGAGGGCTTGTATCCCGCGCCAGCGGTGGACGGCGACGCGCTGGGGTTGGATGAAGCGGAGACCGCCGCGCTCAACTTGGAGCTGATGACCAAGTTCGGCTGGTGGGCAGACGACCCGCGCGAGTGCGACTTCGAAGCCAAATACGATTTCCCGACGCTGCAGCACGTGGCCTTTCAATCCATGCTCTGCTCGGGCGATTGCCCTGTGCTCTTTCCGCTTATCCAGCGGCCCAACTGCCTCTACGAATTGAAGCTGCGGATTCTGGAAGCGGACCGCATCCGCGACCCGCTGGCGATTGACCCCAAGGTCAACGTGTTCAACGGCGTAGAACTGTCGAGTGACGGCCAGCTTGTTGCCTACCACATCGCCTACACGCATCCGCTGGCGTTCCTGCGCTTCTTTCTGCCGGACCCGGCCATGGTGCCGGGCATGACTTTCCGCATCGAACCGTTCGGCGCGGCCACAAACAGGCGTAACATGGTTCTGCTTATCCGGCCGGAGCGCCCGGAGCAGCGGCGCGGCGTGCCGATTCTCTCGGTCTGCTTGGAATTGCTCAAGCAACTGGGCCGTTACACCGACTCGACCGTGACCGCCGCCGTCATCCAGAGTTACTTCACCGCGTTTGTTACCAGCGAATTTCCGGACCCCAACATTTTCGAAAGCCTGCTGACCGATCAGCAGAAGGAGCAAATTTTCAATTACAACCCCTACAATGTGCAGCTCGGTCCCGGCATCGTGAACTTCATGCGGCCAGGGCACGCCGTGAACTTCAGTAACCCGACGCAACCGCAGGCCAAGTTCGGCGAGTTCGCCATCGCCTGCGCGAAATTCGTGGGTGCCGCCCTTGGCATACCCTACGAAGTGCTGCTCAAACAATACAACGCCAGCTACAGCGCATCGCGCGCGGCGTTGCTCGACTTCTGGAAACGCGTCCGCAAGTACCGCAAACAGGTGATCACCCAGTTGTGCCAGCCGACCTACGAGGAATGGATGGCCGACGCCATCGCGCTGAACAGGATCGACCGGTTCAAGGGCGATTTCAACGACCCCATCGTCCGGCGCGCTTTGCTCCGCTGTGTGTGGACAGGCACCAGTCAAGGCTCGCTGGACCCGACCAAGGAAGTGGCCGCTGCCGATCAGAAGGTTCGCTGCGGTTTTTCTACCATCGAGCGCGAGGCGGCTGAACTGAACGGCAGTAACTGGCGTGAGAACGTCCGGCAGGCATCCGTCGAGAAAACCGAGTACGACGAACGCGGTCTGGTCTACCCGCCGGACCGTCCCATTGCCGGAGTAGGCAGCGGCTTGAGTGCGCCCGCACCCAAGGGCGCGGAGAGTCCCGGCAAACCAGTGGTGCCGACACCGGCGCCGCCCACACCTGAACCGGAGCCAGCAAAACCATGACGGAATACTACAAGTTTCGATGCGAAACCAGTGACGAACCGGCCAGTGCCGAGCTATTGATCTTCGACGCCATTGGCAACTGGGAAGACATGGGCGAAGTGAGCGCCAAAGCGTTCTCGGCTGCGCTCAAAGAGTTGCCCAAGTCGGTGAAGCGACTGGACATCCACATCAATTCCCCCGGCGGCAGCCTGTTCGAAGCCAGCGCCATCTACTCGCGCCTCGCCGATCATCCGTCACAGAAGGTTGTATACGTGGACGGCCTCGCCGCCAGCGCAGCGTCCATCGTGGCCATGGTAGGGCACAAGGTCTACATCCGCAGCAACGCCAACATCATGGTGCATCTCCCCAGCGGTCTGGTGATGGGCAACGCCGATGATATGCGCAAGATGGCAGGCGCACTCGATACCGTGACCGAATCCATGATCAACGTTTACGCCAAGCGCACCGGCCAGCCCCGTGACGCCCTTCGCGTAATGCTCGCTGCCGAGACGTGGAT